GTTTCCCAGTCACGATCCTAGCGATCGCCTCGAAGCCGGCCGAAGCGCCCCCCATGTCGGGTAGTGGGCTGACCGAGGGCATCTCCAGGCCAGTAGACAAACTCGGGAGACCCTGCGAAAGAGACTTGGGGACTTCGATAGCCTGTAGGTTCGCGTTCAACGCCGTGAACTGCGCATTCAGTTGCTCCATCGTGGAGCCAAGACCCTTGTCTTCGCCCCCGAAGGAGAAACCCAAACCTAGGAAGTTCATCGAAATGGCTACGGCCCTACTCTCTCGCCTGGGAGGCTAACCTAGCCTACCAGATCTAGATCACCGACGCGACCGTGCGCGGGACATTGCAGCGTTGTGATCGTTCGTTCGCTTCTTCTCCAGGTTGGTCTTCTCTAGGGCTAGCCGGTGTCGGCGGGTCACCGGGATACTCATGATGCTTTCGTAGGTCTGCCCATTCCAGACCTCCATGAGGTAGAAGATCTCCTTCTCTAGGGAGGCTACTTCGCCGAAGGGAAGAAAAAACCTTGGGCCCCGATGTTCAGGTCCTTCGACCACTCGTTGCCGCAGCTCGCGCAGGTGAAGTTTACGGATGTCTCCACCCCACCCTCAACTCGGGCGAACTCTGCGCGGAGGAAGTGGCGGTCCTTCATGCCCAGGCGCTTGATTGCCTCAAGCGTAGGGGGCTCGTCCCCGAGCAGCTCGATGCGCATCAGGAGGGCCTGAGACATAGCGTCTAGCGGGGTGCGCTTGATCTGCTTTCCGATGCGAGCTTCGTCCAAGCCTGTCGAGATCCGGAAGCGAGCCCGAAGCCCTGAGGGCAAGACGGTGTCGTAGACACGCTTCGCAGGCTCGGGCATCTCCTTCACCTCTAGCTCCGTGCCGATGTCCACCATGAAGAGCCCCTTGACCTTGCACTTCGGGCACTCCTCACGCACGGGCAGCTCATCCCCGAGCGTCACGCGACGGATGGCAAACAGAAGAAACACACGGTCCCCGACCGGCAGGTTCTTCACGATCTGCGAGATCCTGCCCGGGGTGTCGTACTTCCCGATACGGGTCACGCAAGCCGCCAGCAGGTTGTCCATCTTCTCGTGCCCGGGGACTACCTGCGAAGCAAGCATGTCCTCCTCGAACCCGGAGATTTCTCGGACGACCACGTCCCGCACAACAACCTGGTCCCCCTCGTCCCAGTGCCCGCAAGGCAGCTCGAACGTCCCCACAGAGGCGTGAGGTGTCTCCATTTGATTGATTGTGACTGTAGTCTCGATGCCACTCATCCTGCGGACCTTTCTACGACGAACTTCTTGTGCTCGTTCTCGTACATTTGAATCAGGCTCTTCAGCGCGTCTGTCACCGTGACATTGCGCGCCTGCACCTGCCGCTGGAAGGCCTCATAGACCTCCCGGCTTACCCACACGTTGATCTTCACGTCAGAACCGCTGTCCTGGTAAAGGACTAGGTCATCCTCGAATCGATTCGGATCCTCGACGTACTTGGTCATCAGGAATCGAACCAGAGAGGACACCGACCGGAAGCCATAGGCGGTGTTCAACCTGTCCCGCATCTTCGCATGCAGACCCTGGCTAACCCAGAAGTTGATAGGTCGAGTAGGCTCTGCGCTGACTCGGGTCTCTCGGTGGTGAATGTCCCTAGCAATCTCGCAAGTGCGACAGAGCAAGACACCGTTCGAAACCAGATCGTCTGAACCCCCCATAGCCACCGGAACTACCCGATGGACCTTCAGCTGCTGGTCCGAGCCGCAGCTGGAACACTTACCCCCCTGGGCTGCCCACACTCGGGTAGCCCAGGCCTCAGGGAGATCGCTACCAATAACCTCAACTTCAGCGGTCATACCCTCTCTGTTACATCAGAAGGTAGGTAACCGCAAGAGCAAGCTCAAGTTTTCTTGATCTTCAGAGTCTCGTACGGCTTGATCGGGAGTGGTCGCATGGGCTGGCCTACAAGAGGAACTGCGAAGCTACCTACCGAAGCGGAGGTGGTTTCGGTCTGAGTCAGGCTGCGGCGAACCACACTTTGGGTATCCAGGGTCTTCCAGCTCATAAGTACTCCTATGCAATAGAAAGAGAGATCTCGTCGAAGTAGTCGTACGCGATCTCCAGCTCTTGGATAGATACTTCTGCGGACGTTGCGTCGAAATCACTTCCGGTCTTGTACCGAACAGGCATGCACCCGTAGAGCATCCAAGCCTTGGCAGGGAATCGGGGGGAGAACTCCACCAGACCGAACCCTACGTTGACCGCTGCCACACCCGCAGTCAGGGCCCCCTGAAGCACAGCACCGCCTGCCCCTGTGTTCACGCCACCACCGGCCCCCGAGATACTCAGCACGGCGGCAGCCTGAGCAGCAGCAGCTAGGGAGGGGCTGGTACCTGTGGGCAGTGGAGAAGACGATAGGAACTGGATGAGCAGCAAATCTCGCCGGGGTGTGGGCCCGCCCCGCTGGAACGTGCTGCTCATGGTCGCAGAGGTGGGGGTAGTCCGGGAGGGTTGCGGGGTTCCCCCGGTGTCACCTGTCAGCGCGGTCATCACCCAGCGGTAGAAGTCAGCATCCCACCAGGAAGCTGCACGCTGAAGAGTGAGGTTGGTCACACTAGCCTTCTTCACAACGGACTTCGAGAAGAACCAGTTGGCCTCATTCACGTCGTACATCTCAAGCGTCATCTCCGGAGAGGTGATCGCCGAGAACCCTGATAGGGGGCTGAAGATCGGAAGGGCCAGCGGCTCAATCGGAGCCACGTCTGTCAGCCAGAAGGGGTAGGCCTGGAGGTGGTCAGCTAAGCTGGTGCGTGCCATCTATCAGATCTTAGGTATCAGGGGATCGAGAAAAGGCCGAACCGTAGTTCGGCCCCTGCTCAGGGCGTGGTGACTTCCTCAACTTCGAAGTACTCGAAGGCGATGTCCATCTCCATGATGGAGATTTCCGCAGCGGTCGCATCGAGGTCTCCGGCCACCTTGTGACGGATGGGGAATCCCTGGTTGATGTAGTACCGGCGTGCGGGAACGCTGTCGGTCGCGATCTCCGTAAGGTTCGCCTGCGAGCCGTTGGCAGGCGTCGCGCGACGAAGCGCGGTGTCACGGTGATGGTGCTCAATGATGAGATCCTGGCGGTATTCGCCGTCGCCCTCGATCACGATTCGCATCCAGTCCCAGAAGGAGGAGTCACGACGGGCCACGCCTCGGCTGAGGGTGATGTCGGTGACCGTGGCCAGACCCGGGTACTTGCGAGTGTAGACGTAGTTACCCTCTCGGTACTCTACGGCTTCTACCGAAGCTTCCGGAGTCGTGACCATGCTGAAACCAGCACCGACTCGACCGGGAGGATCGAGGCTCGGACGGTTTCCCTGGGTAGTGCGAACCAGGAATCGCATCGAATGTAGAAAGTCACTTGCTAGTTCGCGAGCCATACATACCTCCTATCTGAAAACTGAACTGAAAGCCAATAGATCAGCTTCAGGTAGTGATGACACCCGCAGCATCGCGCCAGTTCTTACCGTCAGTCCACACAGCGTAGGCCGCATCCACCTGCCACACGGTAGTGAACAGGGGACGAGCAGACGCCGCAGGAAGAGCTGCCGCATCCGCAAAGGACTCCAGCGTAGCCGGGTGTCCGATGGCGGCGCTGTCCCCGTCCTCTACGGCGAATGAGAGGCCCAGAGTACCGTCTTCAACGGACTTCATGAATCCCTGGTCATTCAGGTCCGTGAAGGTACGAGAGACCGTCACAGACTCACTGGGGGTCAGCTGCTTGTAAAGCATCGACACGAAGAAATCGCTCGATGATAGGTTCGTGATCGTTACCAACATGTGCTTACCTCACTTAGCTCTGAAGGGTCTTCTGCTGGAACCGGAACCGGACAAACTCAGCCGGACGATTCGGAGCAATACCGACGTCGATGATGACCTGACCCTGATTGATCGAGTCCTCATCATTGTTGCTGCCGTCCACGATGACGAAGAAAGCTTCGCTCGGGGTGGAGCCTGCGAACAGACCGTCATTGAACAGGCCGTTCAGGAACGACTGGATCTGCGACTTGATCTTGCTCCACAGTGCGGGGCCGTTGTTCTCGAACACGATCCAGGACGTGCTGTTGAACACCGACTTCTCCACGAACATGAAGAGACGGCGTGCGTTGATGTAGCGCCAGTCGCTCTGGAGGGAGGTAGTCCGTACACCCCACACAGCTAGGCCGGTGCTCACGCTGGAGATCAGAGGGTTGATGCGTGCTGGGTACACGAAGTCCCGCTCGCCCTGGGTCGGATTCATCTCCAGGCCTGCCAGGAAACGAAGTGCGCCGTCCACACTACCACCCGGGGACTTACCAACATTCCGCTGGGAGTCCGTGCGTGCGTAGATGCCTGCCACGTGCGCAAGCGGGGGGAAGGTGATCAGCCGGTTGTCCGCCAGAGGATCTGCCACCCGGACCCACGGCCAGTACATCGCCACCCACTTGGAGTTGCGCTGTAGGTCGAAGCGGAGGAAGTCCACCGCCTCCTGAGCTGTAGAGCCTACGGGAGTCGTGATGATGGCGAAACGGTCGCCACCCGAGGGCTGAGATTCCCGGGCATCCACGTAGTCCACGATGTCCTGCGTGATGGTGATGTCGCCGGCAAAATCAGGGATGATCACCTGCATCAGCTCTTCGACGCGGTCCAGGGCGTAGATACCCTGGTAGGCCGAAGCCAACGCAACCGAGGTGAACTGGTTTCGACCGTAGTTGGCCGAGTTGGTGAAGGTACCATCGGAACCGGTGGAGAAGGTGTCCGTGTGCGTGGACTCTACGACCGGGGCCCGCCAAGTCACACGAACCAGAGACTCGTCACTCGCAGCCGATGCAATCGTGACGTCTACCGCTCCTGTGGCGTAGTTGATGGTGTTGACACCAGCACCATCTACGTCCCCGATGAGATTTCCGGCACCGTCGTCGGTCACCGTCTGCGCGGCTCCCAGAGTGTCTGTGTAGGTGAGCAGGAACGACCGGCGAGCTACAGCGTCTGCCAGTGTGACTTCGATCTGCCGCGTACCTGCGTCCGCGCTCCCGCCCGCAACCACCTGGGTCCGTTCGTAGCCCGAAAGAGCCGCAGGGGCCTCGGCGGACAGTGCTGGATCTGTGACCGCAATGAGGTCAGAGAGGTCATTCACCACCGCAGGGAAGTACTGTGTGCTGGTAGTTGTGACGAAGTCCAGCTCGTCAAACGTCTCCAGAACATCGAAGCCGCCCGTAGAGGTATTCAACAGCAGTACAGACAGGTTGAACCGGCTGTAGGTGTTGGTCGAGGCGTCGAAGTAGTCGGGGTTTCCAACCAGCCGAACCCGCATGTCGTTCGCCCACGTACCTACCGAGGTAGGTGCAAGCTCCCAAGCGTTTACGGTGTAGGACACCCGCACAGGGCACTCGTCACCTACCAGCTGACCTGCGTCCGCCGTGAAGGTGTACGCGCCAGTAGCGTAGGTCACAGTGCCGGGAGCGGTCAGAGTGCCTGCGGTGACTTCAGAGATCGCCCCTGAACCATTGTCCTGGATGACGCGCAGTGCGGTACCAGGAGTAAAGCTGAGGGTGATCGGGTCGCCGTTACCAGCGAGCACAGGGATCTCAACGCCTGCGAACACGATACTGATGATGCCGGTGACGCAATCCAACACTGCGCTCGAACCTGCGCCCGTGGTGCCGGTAGCTACGAAGTCCGCATCCAGCGTCAGCGACATGGTCGTCGGAGTCGCCCCATCCGGGTCCCATCCCAAGGTGATCGTCGCACCGGGGATGATCGAAGGATGAGCAAGATCGAGAGTTGGCAAACTCGTAGGATCGATTCGACCCTCGTAAGCCGCGACCGCTGTAGCCTGCACCAATGCAGTGGTACCATCACGCTCTACCAGCGGGTCAGCCACCAAGGGAGTACCGGCAGAACGCCAGCTCCAAGTGATGCCTGCGGTCCCGGGGGTAGCTGCGGGCGACACCAAGGGGCTTCCGCCCAACACCAGGTGAGTCACTGTCGCAATGACGCCGTTTCCGACGTTGGTCTGAGCATCCTCACGGGTGCTCGTCACATACCCAACAGCCTCAGTAGCATCCGAGGGCATGACACGCGTGACGAAGGCTCGACGCCCGCCGTTCGCGAAGTAGGCCGCCATCGAGAGCGGCAGACGTGAGTCGGAGATCAACGGACCGAAGATCCGGTTGAACTGCGGGAAAGAGGTTACGAGTGTGGCTTCATTCGTAGGACCACGCTGGGTGGCGCCTACGATTCCGAGGTTGGATGTAGACACAGGCTGAACAACCTGGATCTGCGATGGAACCTCTTCAATGAAGACTCCGGCTGACAGAAGCTCCGCCATTGTCTAGTACCTCCTCTGTCGGCAGTTCTGCCGCAAGTTTTCGTAAGTCACGTGTCAGACCCTGTAAGAAGGGTGAGGATCTCTCGCTTCGTGAGCCCTTCCACTGCGAACCCTCGTGTCTCCGCGAGGGTTACCAGATCGGCCTTGCGCCAGCTCGAATCGGGGGCTGGGTTGGCACTCACGACTTCAACCGGAGTAGGCTCCACCACGGGTACTACTTCGGGTACCAACTCTTGTGGGGTTGGGACCTCCACTAGATACCCTTTAGAGACCTTCCTAGCAAGGTCTGAAGATCGTATTTGACCTACCTCAGGAGTGAAGTACGTGCGGGGAGGAAGAGCGACTGAGGAACCGTCCCGTAGGCTGAGGGTCAGAACGCTGCGAGTTTTGTTGTAGTAGCGAGGCATTCGGCAACCTTACCGTATTTGGGACCGGATAGTAGCGAGGGAACCAACCGCCTTACGGGTCTCGGGATCGTGAAGATCTAGTTCCGCTTCTACTCTAACAGTCACTGCGAATCCGAGCACGCGCTCTGTGACTTCAGGTACTTCGTCTAGGTGTGACAGCGCCTCCATGAAGGCTTCATACGTTCGTTCATCGCCTAGGCTATCCAACACAGTCACGCTACTAAACGGATTGTAGACCCTTAGGATGTGGTCTAGAATCTGATTGACTTGGTTGCGAGGGGACCCAAGCGCAGCATCGAATCCCTGAGGGGTATCTCTACGCATCTCCCCACCTTTTCCACGATATCGTGCGAGGATCGACAGAGTGTAGGTGATGTCGAAGGGTACCGCTTGCTGCTTCTCTGTGTAGGTGTCAAACCCGGTTCGAGTTTGCCCAAGAACAGTCACACTCAGGGGATTGGCTCCGAGAGCAGGGTACCTACCTACGCGCATTCCAGGGTGCCATCTACCCATGGCAGGAGAAATATCGTCTCGTCGAACGACAATCACGGGCTGCTTGTAGCGTTCCCATATGTCCTCAGGGTGGGAGAACGTGATGGGGATACCGGGCAACCCGGGAGCAGGAACAACGTCTGGGATGACCCCCGTGCGAATGAAGTAGTTCCGATGCCCGGACTCATCGGCTCGAAGGATCTCGGCACCCATGGTGGTGACGATGCCCTCATCGAAGTTGCGCAGACCTACAAAGCCACCCGGGGCGGTGCCATCCTGACGCGCTGCGGTGTCTACTAGAGGGGTCTGCTTATCCGATGCCACTGCCTACCTCATCTCTGACGACATCATCCGACGCATGAGTGACGACACCCATGACAAACTCCGGTAGGTTCATGTCGATGGCCATACGAAGCCACGTGCGTGTCTGCTCCGAGGGGTCTCCAGGCTCTGGAAAGGCGGGGAGATCTCCCTCTTCTGCTAGGTGCTCGGAGATCCCGAAGATGGCCTCTAGGGCATCCTCGCTCGTCATCCCGGAACCTACCAGCATAGACACCAGGCCATCGATCATTCGATCGAAGGCCTCTTGGATACGGTCCCTGTTCCTCAGCTCTTGAAGTGCTTCTGTACGGTCCATCGTCAACCTCTCACCTTGATTCCGAGTTTTTGTTGGAAGGGCACATAGGTCTGTACATCCTTCTGAGACACATTGGCTTTCGCTTGGTTCTTAGGCCAGCGTACCCACCCCCGATACTCGGGGTCTGTCAGGGCCCGAACGAATCTAGGGGCGGAGCGGAGCCTTCGAACCAGTTCGCCGTTCGCTAGGGCTAGAACCGCAGGGCGCCAGTGCGGACTAGACCCTAGGCCACCCAACCCGAACTCCAACCGAATCGAATCGAAGGCGACGTCTGGGATGGCCTTGGCCTGCACCACGGGGTTGATTCGCAGGTCCTTACGGACTTCCCGGATGCCAGCGTTCTGCATCTTCTTCAACCAGACCCTGCGGTCTTTCTTCCGGAGCTTTCGTACCTGAGCCACGGCCTTCGGGTTCACCTTCCTCGATACCACAATCGCCTGCTTCTCATCCGGCTGGTAGGGGAGGGTGTCCAAGGTCCAGGGGCTGTGCTCTACCAGGATCTTCGTGGCAGGGAGTACCCGAGTGAGCATCTTCTTCTTCACCGTCACGTAGATGACCGTGGATGGTAGGTCTGAGGCGGGGACCGACCGGCCGCGACTGGCAGCTCGTACAGAGTACGCGAAGCGCTTGCGACCCAGCCCACTTACGCCTCCCACTTCTAGGGCCTTGCGCAGCTCGACATAGGGCTTCGGGATACGCTTCAGGAGGATGTCCCGAGTCTCGACCGAGGCCTCGTACGGCACCTGGTCAATCACAGCCCTAACGCGCTTAGACCCCTCTCGAAGAAGAGCGGCTGCAAGGGCGTTCTGGGGGTGGGGTGTGACAAACTTCACTCGGACTCCGCTGCGCGAGCACGCTCTACCTCCGAGATCGTAGCAGCCAGCGACTTGAGGGGCTTACCGAGTAGGCGATCGATAGGTACCAAGCCACGGTCCCCTTGGACGGCGGTGATGCTTGGAGCCTGCGGTACCTTCGTGGCTCGGACCGCTCGAAGTGTATCTAGGTGGCTGGCACAGACTCCGAACGCGGTACTCCCCCCTGGGACAGTGACCCCGTACTTGGATGTCTCTCCGCACACGAAGCACCACCGTTGGAAGTCAGTGATCGGACCCACATAGGCGGGGAAGGACTGTCCCGAAAGAGGTCCCCCACAGGGTTGGTGGCAAGAGTCGAGCCCTCGCGCGTGGGCGCGCTGCATGTGATCGCACGTCGCACACACGATGGAGTACCCCGCGCGCACCAGTGTGGCCGTGACTTCAACGTTCACAGCCGACGCTCCGGGGTAAACTCAGTGCGCCGCATCACGCGGATTCGCAGCCCGACAAAGTACCCGGTGTCGAATACATGCCCCTCATCGTCCACGTTGGTCACGTCGAAGTAGTACCCAGACGCTGGGGGCCCTGTAACGGCGTCAGTGTCCTGATTGACCGCGTGCTGGTTGAAGAAGCGGTTGTTCCAGAACCGGAATACGTCCCCTTCGAGAGGTACGGGAGCGGAGATCGCCTCGACCGCAGCACGGGCAATCCAGATCGTACCCTGCCAACGAATCGTCAGCCCCTCCTCCTTCATTTGCGGCTGGCTCTCCATGTACTCCACGAAGCCCTTCAGCTGGTAAGGCCCATCCCAGGCCCGCTCAATAGGCTCGTCGTACAAAGGGTCTCGAACGGATCGGCTCACGTTCTGGTGCCAGTACATGATGTCGGTACCCACCGCACCCATGTGCTCCTCAGCGATCGAGTCGAACATACAGGCTTCGGACGCGTCGAACGCGAACGGGCTACAGGTTGTGGGGCAGCCCGTAACCACCCGTGCAAACTCGCACTTCAACTTGCCCATGGTTCACCCCGTCACGAATCCGAGCGGGTACCCGCTCAAGGAGATCTCTTCCTCCAGCTTCTCGATCTCAGCCAACCCTACGTCCAACATGCGATCCCAGTTGAACCCTATGGAGTTACCTTGGGCGTTGGTGTACTCGGTGAAGTTCCCTCGGATCCAAGACAAGTCCACCATTGCCTTGGCCAGCGCGTAGCGCTTCACCAGCTCGTGATCACGCTCCTCAAGGATAGTGAGATCCGTGAAGTTGATCTTGGCCCACACAATCATCACCTGAGAGGACTGGGGAGGGGGAGATAGGTACAGCTGCTTGCCGATCTGCGTCCACTCCAGCTCGGCCCCGAGGATTCGCTTGGCCATCTCTACGTACTGCATGGACTGCACGTAGCTGGAGTACAGCCCGCCCGAAGACCCTGCGGCGAACACATCGTATGGGATCTTCTCCTCCATCCCGGTGTAGGGGCTGAAGATCAAAGACAGGTCCATCTTGTTGGTGGTGAACGCCACATCTAGGACCTTGTCGATCTCGCAGTCGAGGTCGTAACAGACCTGCCGAGCGTAGGTCTGTACATTGAAGAGTTTTTGGACGCCCTTCTTCCCCGCGAACCACCTCACCGCCTGCTCAATGGCGTCGTCCACGTGCTCTTCGCACAGCTGGATCTTCCACAGAGGGGCGCCGAGCCTCCGCAGTATCCACTGCTTCAGCTCAGCACGGTCCATCAGTTGGTTGGATACGGGGCGGGTCACGGGACTCCTTAGGAGAGTAGATCAGCCTTCCGGACTGGGCTGTCTAGTAACAGCTTACGTCCATCTCGATCCAAGATCTCTAGCAGACCGCACTTCTTGCAGCTAATCCGCTTGGCGCCTTCCTGCAAAGACTCCACCTGGACATCAGAGCTATGGCAGCGTGGGCAGTCCATCAGGCTAGGATCCTCTCCAGGATTTCTGCCTTGGTGCCTTCTCCCGAGAGCCCCTTCGACTCTGCGTAGGTCACCAACTCCGCGCGCGTCCACGCCCGACTCGGAATGGCCTCTTCGGGTGCTGGCTGCTCAGCTGGGGTAGTCTCCGGGACGGAGGGCTCCGGATCAGTCGTAGTGACGACTGCCACAGGCTCAGCGACGGGCTCCAGAACGAGCGTAGGAGTCACAGCGGGTCCGCTGTAGTACCGAAGCTTTCCGGGCACGAACCGCTCGAACTGCGGGCCTTCCAGGATTTGGTCTTGGACTACGCCGACACCGGGGATAGTCACATGAGATACATCAGGCCTCTTCACATAGCGCATTGTCAGATCTCCTTAGGGTAGAAGGGGGCTACTGTTCCGAGCGAACGGATCGAAACCTCCTCGGAAACAGAGGCAGTGACACGTACTGCCCCAACGTATGGGATGTCCTCTTCTTCCTCTGCGCTGGGCCCGACCCCTTCTAGAGGCTCGACCCCGTCCGAGGCAAGAAGCTTTCTGCGCACGCGCTCACGCGCTTCGAGGTAGGCCTGGTCACTCTCGGGACTTCGATCCGGCTGGATTCCAGGGGGAAGCCCGAAGGGAATAGGCTCCACCGTGACAGGGCGATGGAAGGGTGCTCGGGCCAAGTCCGCTGGAGCCCCGAAGGACGCTACCAGCTCTGCGAACGAGTCTCGGAGGCCCTGTACAGCGGCTTGTGTGGCTTCTAGGGCCTGCACAGTACGAAGTGCGTCCGCCGCGAGAAGGTCTAGCCCCTCGGCTACTTCGCTAACGGACCGATACAGCTCTCCGATCCTTCGCCGCAGTTCCTCAGGGGCTTCTGAGTCCTCTTCTACGTCCTCAAGGTCCTCCTCCTCTTCAATAGGGGGCGGCACTCGTCCGACTGCTCCGATTTTGGCCAGCTCCGCCAGCATCACATCTACGTCCATGATTCGCCTCGTTAGGGGAAACTCACACAAGCCTACCATGCTTTGCAGCGGGATTGAAGTCACCGTATCCGACCCTTGATCGGGGCCTCTCCCAGAGTCGAGGTAGGCTTGTCCCCTTGGAGAGTGCTTTGAAGGTTGGTGAGACTGTTGGTTGCCGAGAGCGTGTCAGGGTTGGCGTCTAGCTGGGAGAACACCCCAGCTACAGCAGAAATCAACCCACTGAGCGGTGTGCCGGTGCGAATCGTGGCTGCGAGATCCAGGTCTGTGGCAGTCAGGGCCCCCAAACGAACCGCGTCGGCTAGGGAGCCAGCTAGAGAAGCCCATTGACGTAGCTGACCGCTGAAATCCGGTTCGGAACGAATCGTTCCGTACAGGATCAAGTTTGTCGTGTCTAGGAACTCTTCTACGAGTCGAGGATTCAACCCGAAGGAGACTAGGCCTCCAAAGGCGTTGAGTCCGTGTGCGATCATAGGTCCGTAGGCACCCCGCGCTTCGTCTGCGACCCTCTCACGGTGGTTACGCTCTCACCCTGGTCAGTCTCCAGATCCCAAGCCCGCAGCTCCGTCACCCCATCATCATCGAACAGTACCAGCAGCTGCCGAGTGAAGTCGATCTCCAACCGGTTGTTCGTGACCTTGCGGATCAGGGCTACAGCATCGATGAGCGACAATGCAGTAGGATAGGACCAAACAGCTGCGGCTACTGCGGCGGTGTCGAGACCCCCACTGCTCTGCGTGATGTGCAGCTCCAGATTTCCTTGCGCAGTTCTCTGTAGGTCAGTGGTCAGCTCGGCTTGGAGATCCAGTTCCAGGTACCCGATAGCTGCCAGGTCCGCTGCAAACGCGCTGGTGGCATTCAGGGACAGGTCTAGGAACAAGGCTCCAATGGCCTCGGGTGACAACGTCCCCACACCACTCAAGGTGAGGACCAGCTGCGCTGCACCCGTGGGTGCGAGTGTGGCGGTAGAAGCTGCTGCGATACTGAGGTCTAGAGCAGCAGAGCCTGTGAGGGTGTAGCTCGAAGCTAGAGAGGCTGAGAGCGACAGGTCTCCGTTCAGGGCCCCAAGGATCGAGAAGCTGGTGGTCGCCTGCCCAGCCAGAGAGATCTCCAGAAGCGCTAGGGCTTGGAGATCTAGAGAAGGGCTCAGAGCCGCGTTGAGGCTGAGGGTGGCGTCGGCCACACCGATCAGAGTCAGCGTCGAAACCCCCGACCCAGCCATGGCGAGGGAGGCTTCGATCCCTCCCGCTAACGCTCCGGTAGTCGAGCTTTCAGCAAGTGCCCGTAGCGCAATGGCTCCTGGCTTCAGAGGCATCGACCAGGTTGTAGGGTTCAGGTACCCAGAGAGGACTCCGCTGGTCTGTAGAAGGCCGGCGTCCCCCACGTACCGGCCCTTCATGGCCCCGGTGCTCCGCGCCTTAGCACGCTCCCCAGACAGTGGGGTCAGACCGGCCGAGAAGCGCATAGCGCCACCGCCAGTCCGAAACCCGCCGTCCACGATAGCCATCACCCACCCCAAGCCACATCGACATGGCCAGTGATTGGACTCAAGTTCGTGGTAGCACCGGCTCCGAAGAGCATCAGTCCAAGGCAAGCCCCGTCGAGCACACGCGGGAACGAAGGAAGCATGTTCACGTAGTCACGCTCCTGAAGAACGCTCGTAACAGGGGTTCCGATATAGAACACCGGCTTCACGATCGCTAGGGCCACCACACCTGCGCCCGTGTAGGCCGTGCCGGCGCTCCAAGTGAAGCTATTGATGCGTGAGATTCCCGTAGAGCCACTGGCCAAAGGAAGGAACGGACCGTAGTTGCCTGCGGCATTTCCTGAGTGCAGCACGCGTCCTGCGTAGGCGTTCGCTGTAGCTCCCATGATGGGGGTATGCGGAAACGATCTCGACCCGCTATCAGGACTTGCAGTATCGTAGTAGTCCGACGCGGAAAGCTGTGGACCACCTGCCGTGGGCTGAGTCACTGAGATGAAGGATGCGAAGCACCCCACTCCATCAGGGCTCCTCATGCGAATCGTCAGCGTGTGAGTGCCCGTACCAGCGTCAGTGAACGGGATGACCGTGCCCGTTGTGTAGTCCTCATAGGAGGCTGCAACCCGAGCCGTCGTTGCGGATACGCGTACGAGCCAGTAGTCCGTGTTCAGAGACAACCCCGTGGGCAAGGTAGTGGTCGTCGTGAAACGAACCTTCGTGCCTGAGTTGAAGTCATTCGTGAAGGTCAGCAGCAGACCACTGGAGCTGGAGGCGGTGAAAGTGTTGGAGTTGATCAAGGACCTGGAGAGCACCCCTGTCACATCCGTACCTGTCAGCGGATAGTAGCCTTGCAGGTCTACTAGCATGGCCTGCCAAGGGGCTCCGGCCGCTGCCACGATTGACAAGCTCGCATTGAGAATGTGCTTGGTCGCCGTACCTCCTGGAGGTCCGCCTACGTCAATACCGATACGGTTCGTACCGTCACCCGAGAAGTCGTCGCAGGATCGCCAAAGACGAGTCGTGCCTGGGAAAGTCGAAGCCACAGGGTAGCCCGCCAAGCCGAACGTCGAGTGCCACCCACCAGCAGTGTGAACCGGGGTAGTTAGCTTGGAGTAGTCTCGTCGCAAGAACTTACCGGCTGTGACCTGCGCCATTAGATCGTCGTTACTCGTAAATCCCATGGGTCAGTCGCTCCAAATGAACTGGGCGGTCCCACCCAGAGTAGACGCAGAAACACCGGACTGCGATAGAACAATGAAGTTGAGATAGGCCCCATCTACAATCGGGACCGGCATTCGATCTCTACCGAATATGATCTCGACAGGGTTATTGATCTCGCGCGCAGCCAAGTCTACCAGAGGCTTGACGAGGACGAGTGCGATCAGGCCACCACTAGGTACCGTAAAACTCACGGTCTCGATGCTACGAACCCCAGTATCCCCACTGGCGAGTTTCAAGAAGGGCCCTCCAGGACTATTCACGGTGCCGACTTGGGCAGAGGTGTACAGGTTCCCGATGCCTCCAAAGGTTCCTGAAGAAGTACCTTGAATAGGGGAGGTGCGGATCACACCATCCTGGTTCACGTAGTCAAACGTGAAGGCAGCGCTGAGCACAGTTGCGGGGGCCTGCATCACTGCCATGACCCGGACACCAGCACCATCCACATATCGTGACAGGCTGGAAGTGGTGTTATCCATCACCTGTAGGTCAGTCGTATCTGCGTCTACGAACGGGTAGTAGAGCAAGTAGTCACACAGCCGGTAGGGACCTCCAAGAAGGTTCACCGTAGATGTCAACTCCAGCTGAGCGAGGTACTTCGTGGCAGGGGCTTGATCGGTTCCGTGCCAGATACCACGAGTCGAGAGCAGCTGCGCAGCCTCAAGAGGTGCTGAGGCGTAGTAGTTGGGGAGGGGACTACCGGAGGACATAGACAGGTCGTGCCACCATCCCGCAGGAATACTCTGAGACAGAACCTTACGAAACGAACACGGATGCACACGCCCAGACTCGTAGGCGTTGCCAAAAACCCCGAACGTGCGAAGTGCGCCCATCAGTTCAGTGTCAGCGTGAACGTGCCCGGATTGAACTGCGGCTGAATGCCCACGGCGACAGGCAGAGAAGACGCGAAGGCTCCGTGAGCAATGATCTGCGTCGATCCATTCGGCGAGATGCTCCCATGCGTGATCGTGTTCGAACCCGAGGAACACACGGGGAACTGGAGAAGGGCTGCGTTGGTTACGCTGTCACCAGTCACCGGAAGCGCCAGCGCCGACCGGTTCACCGTCACAACCGCGTACCCACCGTAGGTAGCCTCATTTGTCGTAGTCAGACCCGCATCAGTAGGATCGGCCGTGTGCAAATGGAGGTCGAACTGTGTAGCAGCTGCCCAAGGGAACGCGGTCCCGTTGAAGATCAACTGAAGAATCTGAGTCTCTGTTGTGTCGCCGAAGCTCATTGAAGGGTCCTCCTGGCAGAAACCCGAACCTACACAGGCAGGGCTAAGTATTCTCGTAGAGTACTAGCCCACTACCTCAGGAGCAACTGATCCTCAGCACAACGTACTCACACGGGGTCGGTACTTGAATCGTTCGATCCACATGTATTAGGTCTCCCTCCACCCAGTACCTATCCCGAACCACCGCAGCCCCTATCCGGTACTCATGACTCCCCGCGTCCCCTTGCGGTAGCTCAAACCGCCCAGTGCTGTACAGCCCCGAGAGACCCTTCCGGAGGATCGCAAGAACACGCCGCATCATCGGCACCAAGTACCACAGCCGCATCCGCACCGCGTGCCACTCTGCTAGCTTTCTCACCGCCTTCGCGCGCCTGCGACGGTTGTCCCGGCTCCGACTCATCGCACCCTCTGAATCCCGAGCAGGATGGCGCTGGGATCACAAGGGTCCTGGTCCACTACTACCTGAACCTTCCGAGCCCGCCACTCCGGAGGTAGCTGGATCTGGTCATCTCGGTCCGCCAAGTAATACGCCAGCACGTTACAGGCGGTCTCGATCGCCCTCAGCGTCTTTGGAGACGCTGGCAAACCGAAGTACGCCTGCACCGTAGAGTGCCGCCTCAGCGCATCCAGCAGATCCAGCTCAGACTCCGTTGCAGGGTATGGGAACCTCATTGGCGAACCTCCTCAAAAACTCGGAAGAGGGTAGCCTCGCACATAAAATGGAAAAAGGCCCCACCGAAGTGGAGCCTTTCGCCGTCATACCAGGAAGCCAGTAGTTACAAGGGCTTACAGGTTCTGGATCGTCATCTGACCGTAGAAGTCAGGACGAAGCAGCTTCTTCGCGTAGCGGGTACGGAGACCCTTGCGGAAGGAGAAGTCGCTCGGGTCGAGGAAGGTCGGGGTGACCTGGAGCGGCACGTACGGGGCCCAGACGTAGCCGGACTCCAAGAAGCTTCCGCCCTTGAGACCGATCATCATCTTGTCGCGCGTGAAGAACGGATCCTCATAGACGGTCCACTTGTTCATCAGCGTACCAGCCTTGTAGATCGAGAACGATCCATGGCCACCACGCGGACGCATCATGTCCATCTGCCCGTTCGGGTTCATGTCGGGCGACCAGATCGGCTTGAAGTCGCCGTGCGTGGTCAGCTGCGTCAACAGCGCCGACACCTCGGGGCTCGTCACAATCCAGTTCGCAGGCGCGCGGAGCGTCTTCTTGTGGATGAGGTTCGAGACCGTGCTGATCTGCGTCAGCATCGAGCGAAGGTGATCCAGCTCCGAGATTCCGCCCGGGGGGATACGGTCGAACGTAGCCGTCGTGTTCAACGAGTTCAGGAACAGGTCGTTGATGACCTCTCGGTCGATCTCCAACGCGATCTCCTGAGCGATGATCGACACGATCTCCGTCTCAGCGTCCAGACCGTGGAAGGCCCGAAGGTCCTCAGCAGCTTCCGAAGACCACAGGGCCTTCAGACGACGAGGCATCGCCTCTACGGGGCTCTTCTTCACATCCAGACGTACCTCAGGCACGTTGGTGTTCAGCTCGCCGTCGTAGAAGTAGAACGCCTTGATCTGGTTACCGTTCGCCGCCGCGTTCGTGAACAAGAAGCTCGCGACCGCACCGTTCGAGTAGTTGATCGTACCCGCCGAAACGTCACCCGTGAAACCACCGGTACCGTTGTCGGTAGCCTCCTGGACCGTCGCACCCGTCGTAGCGTTGATCTCGCGGATGATCACCGAGAATCCACGACCGGAGTCGAGAGGACGCACGGGAGTCCACGCCAGCACCGCCGAGAGGGCCGTACCAACACCACCGAAGGCAGCGCCGTTACCGGTGGCCAGAGGCTCACCGTTCACAAACTCGCTGCTGTAGTCGCGGTCGAAGTCGCGCGGGAACACGTTCCCAGCGGTCGTACCACCCTTCGTCGATCCGTAGACGTAATCGAGGAAGAACACAGCACCGATTGGAGCCGTCATCGGCTGAACCGACACCAACTCGTTTGCGATCAGGTTCGGGAACACCCTCCGGAGAACCGGGAAGATGAACTTCGTGAACGAACCCACGTTGACACTCCGCGTCTCCTCGTTGAGGGACTGGAGCCACATGGACTCATTCTCCATGAGCATCGCGGTACAACCGAGCACGTAGCGCTCATGCTCCGTGCGGTCCGGCAGACCTTCGAGGAACTCACCCCACTTGTGGATAAGGGCCCCTACATAGCTCTGGTCGGCGATGGTACGACGACCCTCTTCTTGAAGCATCGATCGAGCTTCCACTGTTGCCTCCTGGGTAAAGTATCAGGTGGGTCGTCCCCCACCGTGAGTCAGTTAGTTACGGTTGATTCCGCTCAGCTGCCTGAACTCAGACACAGATTGTCCGAGTACAGGGTAGTCTCTATTAGTCGAGCCACCATGACCGCGACTAGCATCCTCTTGGATCGGGCTGTGCTCACGACCACCTCGGGTCAGTGTACGCACCCGCTGCCGAACGGACTCCATGCTGTCCGCATCCATGGCAGGCTCACGGAAGCCCTCCAACACAGCATCGATCTGCTCTGTGGACTTGTATCCGGAGTTTTCCAGCATCTTCTTGATCTTAGCGGCCTGCGAATGGTTTGTCAGGCGATCTGCCGCGTACAAACGCAATCCGAGGTCCTTGTTCAACAGTAGAGCGTTCTCCAGGCCCTCTGTCAGCTTCTGGACCCGCTCAGTCGAACGTCCGCGAGTCTCTAGGGACTCGGTCAACGAACAACTTCCGGTCTTCTTCTTGGCCTCTTCTACCTTGGCAGTCACCTCAGACGCCGAAGCGTAAGCAGTCACGTCACCAACCAGATCACGGATCAAATCCGCCTGAGACTCTCCTACCAGCTGACGCTCCAAGTGGTACTTGTAGCCAGCCTCCTTGGCAGCCTCGGTCAGCTGGGTAATCACAGCCCCCAGCTCAGCAGACCGCTCTTCCAACTTCTGAACCCTAGAGCGCAACTGAGCGATCTCCGCGTTCTTCTCCTCTACCACCTCGTTCACATCGTCCGGAAGGACGTAGGGACGTAGAAGAGCCTTCACACCTTCGAGCGCAGCCTTGGCACCCGCTACCTCAGGATCCGCCAGCATCTCAGCCCGGATCTCAGCCTCGATAGCAGCCCGAGCCTTGCCCACCGCAGAGAGAACCTCCGCAGCAATCTCCTTGCGCATCGCCTCCATGTTCGGAGCATCAGGCGAGGCATCGGGCACACCTGGTGCAGCACTGACCGGAGGACCAACCACTACGGGAGGCACGATCACCGAAGGCGTCTCGGTTCCGTAGGCCTTGGCAAGGAACTTCGCCGCTAGCGCGGCCTCTTCGGGAGATCCGGAAGCGACGCGAGGGCCCATGGACTCCTCAAGATCTTCCTTCTTCGGATCGCCGCTGACCTCGCCAATGCCCACATCCTCAGCCATCGTCTGTGCCTCCGCAGGAAACTCAACGCCCTCGTAGAAGACCTCCGGGTAGGCCGTGTCATCCGCAGGCTCAGCCACGAAATCGAAGGTCACCAGGCGGTAGTCCTCCTGAACCACCTCGTTGCCACTGCCATCCGGCTTCGTAGACCCGAAGCCCCGAGAGCTGACACCCACGGGCACACCGGAAGCCAGGATAGCCTTCAGGTCACGCCCGAGCGTGGTGTCCAGGATCTCGCACTCCCCAATCACACGATCCCCCTCTAGACGAAGGTCCGTGATGACGTGGGAGGCCCGCTGCAAAGCCGTCCGGCCCGACTCGGGGTGGTCTAGCTCCCCCAGAACCTTCTTCCGAGCGAGATTGCCCTGAAGACGTGCGATGTTGGACTCCCAGATCTCATGCTTGTACCAACGTCCGTTGGCCGTTGGCTTACCCGCATGACCGAACTCACCACGCGCGAACACTCGGCCCGGAGCCGCTTCCTTGTTCTCGATCAGAGTCAGCTTCGCATCGTGAAGCTGCTCATCAATCAGCGTGTTGGTAGGCTTCTTCGGGGCTTCCAGAATAGGCATCAGTGCTGCCTCCAGCGAAAGTTGGACTTGAAGGGGGTGAAAGCAATCGAAGAGCCGATACCGCCCAGCTTCGGGCGATCGAACGCAGGAGAGCCAGCACCCACCTTACGGGTCTTGCGTCTCACTGGGCTTTTCTCGGCTCCAATCACTTCTTTCCTTCCAGAGGAGTACGACGTACGTCGGTTTCGCCATGAGCCCTTGTCATTAGGGCTCTTCGGGGCGACCGACTTCAGGCGTTTCCCTCAGCGAGCTTCATGTAGATCTCTAGACCGCTCATCAACGTGTCGATAGCCTCCTTGAAGGTCGTACCAACCTCATCGAAATCGATGGTGTCCTCGTCCTCGGTCTCCAGGAACTGAGACACCCCAGCCGTAAACTCGCTCATCGCGGCGAAGTTCTCGGCCATCTCCTTGTACGCCTTGCCGGACTGCCGACCGAAGAAGGCCGAGAGGCCCTGAGCGGTCTCCGCAATCCCAGCGAACGCCGGGCTGATACCTGCGGAGGTCTTGGTCGAGTCCTCAGTGAGCGACTCCACGATGGACTCGATCTGGGCTACCGACTGCTGAAGAGCGGACTCCTCGTAGTCGTCGTCCTCGTCGTCGTCCTCGTCGTCGTCCTCGTCGTCATCCTCCGAGTCATCCTCGTCGTCGTCCTCATCATCGTCCTCGTCGTCCCCCTCTTCGAGGTCCGCCGCCATCTCGACGGTCTCGCCGAGCTTTTCGAGACGACTCATCTCGTCCTCATCGAGGTCGAGATCCCCCGACCCGATGGACTCCCAGTCCCGATCGAAGGCCTCGGAGAACGCGCGCTCTTCCGCCAGAGACTCTGCGTAATCCAAAGAAGAGTCCTTCCGGGCAGGAGCCTGCGGATTCAGGTTGTCCCCGCCAACCTTGTACTTCCCCGTCATGTCCTTGGGGGACCCAGGCTTGCGGGTGTGCGAACCAGGTTCGCCGCTTCCGACAGGGCCACCCGGAGAGGTGGGAAGAGACTCCGTCTTCGCAAGAAGACCGATGTTCTCGAAGTCTTCCTGAAGAGTGGTGAGCACGATGCGGTGGTGACCTAGAGCCATTGGTTCCTCCTAGTAGCCAGTAGCCAGGCTAGTGGCCTGAGCATGAGTGGTGTAAGACTTCATTGCGAGATCGACTCGTTCAGCTGACCTGCAACGGCCACAACAAATCGGCTAGCGATGTCGTAATCGTAGACCGATTCTGCAAGAACGTCACGAAGTTTGCCAAGAGCACGTACCCCCTCCAGCGTTGGAAGGGTACGTTCGATAGCGTTGAGCAGCTCTTTTAGGTCCTGAAATAGGCTAGTTGAGAAGGTCTCAAACACCGCTACAACTGGACTTGAGCCCTTGGTGGTTTCCACCACCTCGCGCACAGAAGTGTACGCGGATACCGCAGACTCAGTGATGCCTCGCAGACGGGATAGAACTGCGGACACGTCTTCACGAACCACCTGAGCGTATCCTCGACACTGAGCCTCTGACAGAGTGCCCGAGTAGAGGTGCGCGTACTTGGGCGCACTCCGAGTGGCCTCCCATTCGACACCCTCTCCCAGGAACTTCGATAGGGCGCCACCCTGGTTCGGGAGGGTCTTCCAGGTACCGCTGTGAATCCGACTCTGCACAGCCTCAACCAACTTGAGCTGGTCACGGAGTTTGTCAGCAGTCACCAGAGGAACCAAGGAAGCGAGGGCCTTTGATACGGAGGCCCCCTCTAGGAACTGTGTTGCGACCTCATCGGCACAGCGCTCGATGTACTGGGTCGGACTCAGAGCCTCAACCTCAAGAACGTCTGCGGACACCACTCGGATGTCGCCCGCGTCGGACTCCAGGAAATCCGCTCGATGGCAGAGACCCGTAGCCATGACTACGCAGTGGGTTGGGTGCGTAGCAACCACTTGAATCGAGGTACCCAGGGTACTCCGGAAGTAGCTCTCAACGGCCTCATGGATCTTCTTCATGCGTGACTCGTAGGAGCCGGTCTGAAGTCGGATCTGCTCAGTCAGCGGAATGAGTTTTTTGACTGCCGTTGCCATTCGAAGGAACCCTATAGGGAGGTTAGATCAGTGTCAAGTCATCAACGATGACGACTGCTGGCTCTTTGAGCGTGGAGCACGTCTTGAAGAAGACCACCCACCTCACGTAGACGCTGGCTGTTCTGACCCTCCATCTTGAGGATCTGCTCCAGCTTCGCCTCAGCCCGCTTCTCTGACTCCCGGTTCCCTCGAAGCAGCTCTTCCTCTGTAATACGTGTTCGTACCGGACCAGCGGCTTGACGTAGACGGCGTTCCAGCAGCTTCAATCCAGAGGCCATCCCTGCGGAACTCTCTGCGGCCCCTGCGGAGGCAGGTGGTTCAAACTCGCGAGTGACTTCTGCCGCTGCTCGGGCGCTCATCTTCTCGACCGCTGCCTGAGCCATACCTTCGCGCTCCACGTCCGCAGCACGTTCCTTGAGTATCAGCTCAATGTCCGTGTCTGTGATCTGGTACACGTTGTTCAACACCCAGCGCAGAGACACGTGCTCCCGCATGCGCGTTGCCAAATCGGCCCGAGCGTTCCTGACCTCCAGCTGCGCCAGCTCGAAGATGGCGCTAGGCACAGTCATGTGGATGTCGTACTCGACGGCGTACGGGTCGATATTCAGAGCTGCGAGGTGTGTTCGCGCGATCTTACCTAGGCCGTTTCGCACCTCCCGCTGGACTCGCAACACGCTCCGAGCGAAGCGAACATCCTCACTAGACAAGACGGCTCGGGATGAGGACTCATCCTGAGCTAGGTACGCCTTGGGGACCTTGAGCCCCGCGAACATCTTGTTCTGAAAGTAGGCCACATCGTCCATGTGCTGCCAGGACGGGCCACCGAGGGTCTCGATGCGTGTGCTGTCAGTACCCTTTCGACTGGGCACCCAGAAATCGTCATCAGGACTCAGGGTTTCGTACTTGAGATCGAGTTTCCCAGTCGCAGGGTTCACGAAGCGCTTCTTCTTGTGCTGCTGGCGCATCTTGTTCATGAACCCGAGCGCTTCAGCCGGGGGCATGTCGCCCACATCCACGTAGAAGGCGAACCGCTCAGGGGCGCGCTGGAGACGGTAGATCATGGCCGCGTCCTCCAACAGGAGGAGCCGCTTCCAGATCCATCGCACAGGCTCCAAGACGCTGTATCCATAGACACTGCGACGGTGCTTCCCGCGCAGGCGGAAGTGCGCCACTTCCCAGGGCTCTAAGGCGGAGACGTGCTGAAGCAGGTTCCCGCCCGAGTTTGTGGTTCCCCCGGGCTGGTTGACCCCTCGAATAGCGTCGGTGCGCTGAGCCAGGATCTTCTGGAACTCCTGCGGGCTGTATCCGAAGCGCCCCTTGAAGTCCTGCACAAACCCATACAGCTCGCCCCTCGGGCCCTCGACTCGCCGGATGGTGGGTGCCGGCAGGAAGTTCAGACCAACGACTCCGTTCTCGTTGACCAGCATCTCCTCGAAGTTGTTCCCGTACTTCACAAGGGACCGAGTGATCTCCCAGATCTCCTCGTCCATACGCAACCGCTTGTGGAATAGGTCGTCAAGGATCCCCTGGAGAGTCTTGTCAGGACTCGTCACCCACACCGTCCTACCGATCTGGGTGTCGGGCTGGGAGGCGTCGTCTGCGTAGATGTCCACTGCCGCCGAAATCTCGGGGTAGTCGTCCATCTCTTCGTAGTCCACGTACCGACTGATGAGGTCGTGCTCCAGACGCAGGTAATCCGACAGAGCATCATAGCCATAGGCCTGAAGGAGGTCGTACCCAGAGTCCGGGTAGGTGGGTGCTGTAGAGCCCTTGGCGAGCAAGGCAGCTCCGCGCTCCTTGTCCACCACGAAGGACTGGCGCAGCCGATCAACTACGTTCTGAATAGCTCCCACGTATCAGCCTCTCATCCGTAGTTGCTCGATGAACGCTGAGCAGAACTGCTCAGAATCCGGCAGGTTGTCCACCAGGCGCTCCCGAAGCGCGTCCGCGCAGGCCTGGGTGGCGAAGTCCACCGCACGAAGCCCGTTTCGATCTAACTCGTCTGCCAGAGCCGTAGCAGCAATCGTACCCAGCCCACGATAGACCAGGTCCAAGGAGGTCAATGAAATGACCTTGTCCGCCAGCTCACGATCTAGCGTGGAGGTACGAGTCAAGATCGCAGCGGTACCCCCAGGAGCAACCTGGCCGCCCCCGCCGAATACCTCTTCGAGTTTTCGCAGTACCTGACTCATTCTCGTATCCCTATCACGAAACACTCGAACTATACACTACCAGTCGCCACCTGACCCCCAGTCCCCCGACAAGAACGGTGGAAGGATGGTCCCGGGGTGCTGCGGCGCTGCGGTCTCCTCCGAAGAGTACTTCCGAGCCAGGGAGGCTTGTTGGTGCTCCGCCATCCAGGTGTCGGCGGAGTAGGGGGAGCTGCGAAGAATCGGCAGAGGCACGTGGGAAGTGTTCTCCGTCAGCGTGTACACGCACCCGGCCAGTGCGTCCGCTACGTCCTTACTGCCTGCTACGGGGTGGTCTACTTTGCCCTTTACTCGGTCATGCTCTAGGGACTTCAGCTCACGTAGGAGAGGCTCGTACTCGTAGTAGTGAATGCGGTTCTCGTACAGAGCCGTCTTCAGCAGATCGTACGGAGCCATGGTTCGGTCCACCGAGAGCTGCACACCGTTGAACCCGCGCTGAGTGAGTTTTTGGATCGCGTCGGCCGAGTTCCACGAGTCCAGAGACACGCACGTGATCATGTAGCCACGGCGGCTCAGCTGGTACACCAGCTTACGCACGTCACCCAGTATGATCTCGTCTCCGATCGGCGGGAGGATCTGGAGCATCAGGTCCACGACGATGATGGGCGCTCGCTCGGGGTATCTGCCCTGCTCGTCGTCCCGGCGAATCACGTCCTTGTACCCGGCGACATGCGCCATGCAGAAGCCCGTGGCGTCACCTCGAAGTGAGGGGTCGATGTGGATGTGCCTGGGTATCTGAGGGTTCAGAAGAGGGCGTTCCAGCACCTCTGGCATCCCGGGGGCCATGTTCGGACCAACCAGCTTCGACCAGTAAAACTCCAGGGGCTGGGAGGTGTCCCAAGAGACGGTGTTGACCGGGTGTACACGAGTCGGATCGACGGCCTCGTAGATCTTGTCTCGCCGTTGGATGTACGGAGACACGGCCACGGTAGCCACACCCGCGAGGTCACGAACCGCACCCTCCAGGTTGGACTCGAAGTCCGCTCGGAAGTCCTTGGGCACCCTCAACAAGACACAGCCGTCAGCAAGCACCTCTTGCAGCGCTGTAGGGTCTTCGTTGTCTCGTACGATGCGAGAGGGTGACTGGTCGTTACCTACCACCACGTGGAACCACTCATCGGTGTAGTAGTCCTCGGGCTTCACGTCCCAGAGAGCGTAGTCACGTACGAAGATCGTCGGGTCAGACTTGGCAGCGTTGATTCGCTTGGCTGTGAAGTCGTCAGCTGTCTGCTTAGAAGACACCACGAATAGGATGCCTGGCAACTTCCCCTTGCGACCGAAGCGAGACTTCATACGACGCTGCATAGCGTTGTAGAGATTTTCAGCCCGGTCCTCCAAGGCGAATCGGGGGTCCGCATTCTTCCTCGACTTGGGCATGAAGTTGGTCTCGTCCAAGAGACCACCGATCACGTTCAAACCAAGAACAGAACCATCATTCGTGGCTCGCGCAGCCACCCAAACCTTCTTGGGGAATCGTAGTTCCTTCTTGGTCTTCTCGAAAGGGAAGTGCTCCTGGAAGTACGGAGAGGCTTCGATCTTCGTCGCAATGTTCTCGTAGGCAACCTTGGTGGCTAGCACCTCGTTCACGGAGAGACAGACTACGGAGATGTTGGAGTTTGCAGCAATACCAAAGGACCGGTGAGGATCCTTCATGCAGCTGATCTCATACAACAGCCGGCACACACCGATAGAGGCCGCGAACGTCTTACCCCAACCGATACTGCCGCTGAAGATCGCTTCTCGGTAGTCCCCCTCGAACAGGGTCACGAGGTCGTCCAGCAGTCGGGGGTATAGGTTGTCGCAAGTGTTCCCTAGGTAGTAGGGGTCCATCACGAACGTGCGCATGTCTACTGGAGGGCGTTCCCAATCCAGGTCTCGCATGTGCCGAAGCAGAGCAGCTCCACCCTCCTCATCATTGAGTCCATTCAGGATCTCTTCGAGCACCTCGCGTTCGGCAGGGTTGAGGTTCTCTAGGTCTAGCTGGAGGAGTTTTCGGTGCTCTTCCGGAGTCAGTACTGATCGGCTATGCCCCTCTTTCCACTCGATGGTCATCAGGCTTCCTTAGCCCCCTCGACAGCGGAGAGGCGTAGGAAGCGCTCCACCACACCCTGCACCTTGCGTCGGGATTCGGGGTCCGAGAGCACCTTCTTGACGGCCGGAGACCCGAACTGGTCTGCGAGCCCGTCTGTGGTGGCAGTCATCGTGGCTTCGACCTCGACACTCACGTCATGCGAGTGCTTCTGAGCGACCCGGTCCATGAGGCCTAGGTCCATCTTCAGCTTCGCGAGGGATTCGAGGAGCTGCCGGGCTTCCTTCATCTCAGAGGTCATGGATGGTAGGAGTTTTCCGATGTTCTTCTCCGTCGTGAAGTCGGTGGTGATGCGGTGCATCTGGATCCGATACAGCTCCTCCAGCTCGCGGACCTCGTTGATGCCACTGATGAAGGTCTCCTTGGCAGCCTGGAACTCCTCTGGGAATCGCTTGGCTACCAGGTCCCCGGCAGGGATCTCCTTGCGGAAGGCCTTCAGCACCTCTACTAGGCCCTTGTGCGGGATCTCCTTGTACTCCCCCCGCTCTTCCTGAATGAAGCGTGCCAGCTCCGTGAGGCCCCACCCAGCCGTTAGCCGGTCATACACCTCTTGGTAGCACTGCAAATGCCGCAACTTCTTGAAACGGTTCGGGCGCCCGTGCGTGGGTGTTACTGGGGTACGAGGATTGACCATACCCAGCTAACCTACCACAAAACTTCTGTACGCGGCACGCACCCTGAAACGACAAAAGCCCGAGGTAGCGTCCTCGGGCTGGTCTCCTTAGAAGGTTGTGGGGCGGTTAGGGTCTCTACGTCTGAGGCGTCTCCAGACTGGTACCCACATCGACAGCGCACTACCTAGCCGTAAACACACGACCCCCAAAACCACGGTGACGATCAGCAACAGGGGTGCCGGCCAGAACAGTAGAAGCGTAGGCCAAGAAATCCTAGCCCTGAGGGCGCGAGGGAGATCATCATCCCAGGCTAGGGGGCTGAGGCACACGGCCGTCATCCCGCAACCGAAGACGTAGAGCGAAAACCAGCCGGTGAGGTCCATCATGCGGCCTTGGCGATCACGAAGGGACCCTTGGGACCGATGGCCAACTTGCCCGCGAAGGTGCCTGCGAGGGCATCCTGGACCGCAGCGCGGGCGGTAAGGGGGAAGGACCAGACCTTCTCCTCCTTGTGCCACTGGCGCCCCGGGATCTGGCGGATCGCGTTCAGGAAGTTCTCGTTGTAGGGGGTGACCAGCCGGAGGCGCCCATCCACCATGAGCACGCGCACGGTGGCGATGCGCTTGGTGATCACGTCAGCCAGCAGCGGGAAGCCAATCTCCCGGAGGGCTTCCGCATTCTGGAGAGCCTTGAGGCCCTGCGGGTCGAGCGCGATGGTGTAGACGATGGTGTTGGCCAACTTGCGGATCGTCTCCGCCACCTCCGTGTTGTAGCCGTACTTGTCGCGGCAGATCGGACCCAGACCGGTCTCGATGCTCACGGCATCCACAAGGGGGCGGCCACACGCAGCGCAGTGGGTGGCCAACATCTTCGTCGCGGGGGCGTTCTCGTAGCTCATGACAGGCGTCTCCTTCGGTGAACACATCACCAATCCAAAGGAGAATAGCCGGCCCTAGGATCGTGTCAAGGGCAAACAAAGGATTCGGACAGGCTTTGGTCGATTTGTGCGCCTATGTAGGTGAAGGTATTCACTTCGCCTCTGCCCAAGAGGTGCCGAAAGAGGCCTCGACCTCGACCGGCACGTTCTTGAGGAAGGTGCGGATGCCCTCTTCCATTCCCGAAGTCAGGATACGTGCGGCTTCGGTACGCATTTCGGGATCGTTGTCTGCTTCTAGAATGATCTCGTCATGGACGTGGTGGACCAGCGCGACAGGCCCATCCCCGTGCTCGGGTGGGGAAACTCCGAAGGCCTTGTCGAGATTGTCCTGTACGATCCGCAGCGACATCTTCAGGGCGTCAGCGCCCAAGCCTTGGATGGGGGTGTTCTTGAACTCGTTCCAGGACGTCTGGGGGTCCAGCCAGCGAAGCCGACCGGAGAGGGTCCGGGAGACTCCTGAGCGCTGACCCTCGCGCATGACCCGATCGTGCCAGCGCTTCACCCCGGCGTAGTTCTCGAAGTACTTCCGGTGGTAGCGCTCCGCATCCTTCAGAGACATGGACACGCCGTAACCCGACTGCGCGTAGAGCACGAGCTTCGGGGGCATCATGCCGTAGATCAGACCGAAGTTTACGGGCTTCGCGAAGCTACGCTCGGTCTTGGTCACCGCGCTCACAGGCTTGTCCGAAAGGATCGCAGCAGTGGCGTAGTGAGCGTCCTGACCCGACACGAAGACCTGGGTGAGGGCTGGATCGCCGCTTACCTCAGCTACGATTCGCATCTCGATACCGGGGTAGTCGGCGAGGATCAAGATCCTCCCGTCCTCTACTGCGAAGCAGTCTCGGTACTCGGGAGCGTGAGGGATCTGCTGAAGGTTCGGGTCAGAGCAGGAGTACCGGCCCGACGCCAACATCGCGTAGTAGTCCGCGTGAATGCGACCGTCTGTGTCTAGGTGTCGTAGATAGTCATCCCCGAACGTCTTGATTCGCTGGTCGAACCCTCGCCACTCCAAAAACTTGGCTATCGCGGGAACGCTGCCCGCGAGCATAGCCAGGGTCATCTCCGTCGTGTCCGGAAGGTTGTGTCCCAGGCGCGCGAAGCTCTTCTTGACTTGTGGGGGAGATCGCAAGTTCCAGCTGGCGCCGATACCAGGTAGCCCGAGCTGTCCAAGGGGGTGCGGGAGCACGTCCATCAGCTCAGCCTGTAGGCGGGTGGCGGCCATCACGTTCGCGGCATCCAAAGCCAACCAGCGCTGCGCGTCGAGCCGGAAGCCGTTCAGTTCTACGCGGCCTTCAGCGAGGCCTACTCCGAACTCGATCAGCGCGGCCCGAAGTAGCCCCATCTCTTGCAGCTTCGCACGGAGTACGGGGTACAACCGTAGGAGACGATACACGTCCTCTGCGGCGTAGTCCTTCTGGTGCTGCGTCAGCGGACCACTCCAGTCCGAGCCACCCTCTCCAACGTTGGTCGGAGTTTCCTTCAGCTCCCGGATGATGACGTTGTCCAGCTTATGGCTCAGCCCGTCGTGACCGTTGTGTAGGAGCGCGCTTGCGCGAAACGTGCAGAACACCGGCCACAACTTGAGGCGGTAGAACCACCAGAACCACTTCTGCTCGAACTTGGCGTTGTGGATGACGATGACCCCCTTCGTCTCTCGAAGGGCTTCGATCACGGGCCCGAGTGTCTTGGTCTCGAACACGTCGATGACAAAGATCGTCGGGTCGTTCGGGTCCCCCACAGCGAGCTGGACCAACCTCAGGCGCCCTTTCCGGGGGTCCAGGTGGGTAGCCTCTACATCCAGCCCGATGACGGGCGCACTGCTCACGAGGTTCGCAATCCCGCCAAGGTCGGCAGGATTGGTCACGTAGGTGTAGTTCATAGGTCGCTCGAAGGGGCCAGCCTACCGAAAACTCCCGTCGAGGGCAAAGAAAAAGGCGAGCCCCGAAGGACTCGCCCTGACTACGACGCTGCCGGGTTCAGGCGGCCTGCGCCTCCGCTGCCTTGGCCTCCCGCTGCAACTTCTTGCGGCCGGGCTCGGACAGGCGGTAGCTCCCCGTACCCATCTTCTCGACCAGCGCCCCACGGCACAGACGCCGCATGCTGTTGCGGGTCCAGCTGTAGGCCTTCTTGGCCTGCTTCGGGAACGCCTGCTCGGCAATCTCCTTCAGCGTGAAGGTGTTGCGGGGCCCCGTGAGGACCCCCTCGGACAGGACGTCGATCACCGCCCGCTCCTTGTCGCTCAGCTTCGCCAGCGGCAGGTCCACGAGAGGGCCGTTCTGCCCCCAGCCCTTGGGGTTGAAGTCCTCGGTCGTCTCGGTCGCGGTCTCGGTCGTCTCGGGCTTGGTCTTGGTCTTGGTCGTCATGATGCTCTCCTGCGGTTCTAAGCCCTAGGCCAGGGCTTTCGTTGTTAGGTGAGGAGGATCGTAGCGAACGATCTGTCAAGGGTCAAGACATTTTTTCGAGGTTCAGATCAAGCCCCTCTCCTTGGCATGCAGCTCCCAGGAGGAATCCTCAACGAACTCTAGGGAGTAGAAGAGGTTTAGGGTAAACTCATCGGTCAGCGTAGCCTTGAGGTAGTTGTACCCTGTGATGGACCCTCGCTGCCCTAGCTGGTTCCAACGTTCGTAGGTTAGGCGTTGGATCTGCCAGATCACCGCAGACCCTCCGGGACCCGTCATCGTGTCTTGCAGCTCTAGCAGCCCGGGTTCCTCCCGAAGGACGGTGCCAATAAGGCGATGCTCGGACCCTGAGAGACTGCGGTACTCGATACCATCCAGTACCTGCCCATCTTCGAGGCGTTGCCGAACAGGGAGGAGTCCAATGACAAGCTGGGTGATGGGCTCCCCGAAGAAGGAGCCGCCAAGGTCGGTAACTGTGTAGAGTTTGTAGAAGTCGAAGGTCATCATACCACCGCCATTGCTTTCACGTACTTCTCGTGGACCTCACCGAACGTGAGAGCCACTACGATGAAGTCCTCAATAGGAACACCATTCACCTCAGTTAGGCCCTCGTCCTGACACGCATTGATTGCAGTCTTACGGCTGCTCTCATCCTTACAAGCAACTCGTACGATCTTGGAGACTCCTATTCCCTTACGAAAGCTTACTTCCTGACCCATGATCGTCTTATGTCCGCATGCCGTAGCGGTTTCGTAGTTCTTGCTGGACAACCACTTCACGGTATCTTCGATTGATCGGCGATCGCTCCACCCAAAACCAGAACTGGACCAGTCCGCTGGCTTGGTAGGGAGGGGATCGTCCGGAACGGTAGTCCCGAACTTATCCGCAGGGAAAGCGTAGGCGTCGAGTCGGTCTAGTACGGAGGGGTGGATAATAAACTGGTAGTATCCGGACCCGTAGTGCCGGTAGTCCGCCAGTCTAGCGTTTGGTGCGGACAGTAGGCCGAATCTGAGGATTGATCCGTCTGCACTCCCAGAGGCTATATCCGCTTCGTAGGATCCTCCAAACTTCTTAATACCCGCTAGGTTCCGCTCAACAATACCCATCATCCCGCTCCTTAGAATAGAGGTTAGGGCAACAGTGCTGTCAGTCCCACCCCACACAAAACCTACTTTCATGCGCTTCCAGCGGTCGGGTAGTACATGACTCATGTGCCCCTTGATAACCTCCTGCTCCTCAATAGAAGCAATGTCTTCAGCTGTAAGTCCCTTAGACTTCAAGATCTCCAGGAGCTTCGCTGGTGTTCGATCAGCAGCGGGGAGTTTATCAGACGCCTGAGGGTCTACAGCCCAAAGTAGCCTGGACATAATCATGGCCTGCTTTTCTTCAGGCTTAGGGTTTCTTACAGTTCGATCTCCCAGACCAGCTAGGACCTTGTTCAGTGCAGAGCGGATTGCAGAAGGTACCTGGGAGTCCTTTAGGTTCCCTCGTACTTTCATAGACACCATTCCTGCGAACGCTCTTTGACTCGTTGAGGTTGTGGTACCCATGTAGCAGTGTGTGTCACCATCAACCCAGTGACGTGACTCAACAGCCCATATTTTATCGGAAGTCTCCGTAAACCGGTCTGTCTTCGCGTCATAGTTGGCGACGTAGCTAATAAGGCTAGTAGTCGAAGTTGCTGAGCTTTTCTCTACAGCAACGGCTGTCTGATGAGTGAACTTGAAAGTGACGAAGAAGTAGTCCCCCTTTGAATCCCTCCACCGCTTCACTTTCGCCACCTGCCCCTCAACATCCGCACCATCTAGTGTGATGCGGTAGCCCTCCCGACCACACTTCTTGGAGGATAGGTCGCCCAAATCTTCGACGTTAGCTGATACAGGTGAGTCGTCCGAAAAGTCTGGCCAGTACTTTGGCTTAGCGGGGCTCTTAGCGAATGTCGAGGTTACAGACTCTTCCTTTTCCACTTCAGAGGCATAGAAGGCTTGCTTGTCTACACACACCAGCGCGTACTGAGACCCCATGATAAGAGTCTGCCCATTCGGGAATGGTAGGGCCGGGATACCCACTTCCTTGAGGAACTTCTCCAGGTTAGTAGTGTCGGAGCTGACGGGCACCTTCAGGGTGAGCTTGCTGTCATCTACGGTCTCAACACCGTTCTCGACGTACTTGTAAGGCTTCTCTTTCAAACCATAGTGGGATTCCGCTAGGTCCTTACCCTTGATCTTTACCTTCTTGAACTTGGTGGCCTTCAGATCGCCGGCCTTGACCCACCCGTACTCGAAGTCGAACGTACCGTCTTCCCCGGTGCGCTGCTTGTAGGCCTTCGTGATCATCGCCTCGAAGTCACTGCGAGTCCTCAGCTTCCGCATCAGAGCCTTTCGGAGGAATCGGGTCTGTGCGATCTTGTCTCCAGGGAACTTCGACTTCGCGTAGGGCTCCAGGGTCTGGACGTACTCTTCGGAGTCCAAGCCCTCCAACTTCTCCAGGGACGGGGCGAGTACCTTGGGATCTAGGTCGATCTTGCCCTCAGCGAACTTCTGCCAGATCACACTGGCGAGCGGGGGCTGCTCACCATAGGCCGCATTGGGGTGGTAGGAGGGATCCAGGGAGTCCGACCCGAAGTACTTGAACCCCTGCTCCTTGTCGATCGCTACGACATGCCCATCCGAAAGCTTGAGTAGGTTGCCTCCGTGAGAGTCGTGCTGCGACATCACCCAGTCGAGCATGCCGTCTACGAGTACGTCAGTGCGCTGCGTCTCGGTCAGAGAGGTGACGGAGACACCGGTCAGGTCCCCCTCATTCGCTACCATAGGCTGAAGCGTTCCCAGCTTCTTCTTGTGGGTCACCACGGTAAGCGGGATGGCCTCCGGACGTAGCTGGGCAGAGATCGCAGCGTAGGCCGCTTGCGCGTGTGCGCGATAGGCCTCTTCCTTGCCGGCTCCCTTGGAGATCGCAGGCTTGAACAGGTACTTCTGCCCGGTTGCTGGGTCTTCCAGCACGGTCTTCTTGCCAGCGCCCTTGAGTCCGAGGGCTGACCCGTCTCCGACCTCCTTGAGGGTCTTCACGTCCGGGAGTTTGCCGGCTAGTACGGCGTCGTAGGCAGATCCCTTGGATCGTGACTGGGAAAC